CAACGCTGACGACCTCCACGTCGATCCGTGTCGACCAGGATAAGAGCGGTCATGCTGAAGCCGGACGTNATGGACGTGCTTTCGGCNCTGAGAAGCACGTCGGCGAGGATTGCTTCGAGGCCATTGATCTTCACGTTCACCGTCGCTTTGCGTTCGTCCTCGTAACCGTTATGACTCAAGCGGATGGCTTTGATGACGCCTCCCCTGTGAATGTGACCGGCGTAGCGAGTGCCAACAGATAGCGCCTCGGAGTGACCCCACACCTCCCGCGACCATGTCCAGATCCGCTTGGCGATCTGTGACCACGCTCCCGCCGACGTGCTCGATCCAAACCAGAAGCTCGAAGTGTCGGTTTGAATGCCGAGTTGGCCGACTTGCCTCGGTGTAGCTGCCGCTCTCGCTGCCGCATTCGCAAAGACCTGAACGTCGGAAAGATTGCCGCCCGTGATGATGCCGGTCCCATTGAAGGCTCGGGCGAGTTGCTGGACCATCATCACGATGCGGTCGAGGGCTCGCTCATGCTCCTTGGCCGGAAACGCGCCGCCTTCAGGGTAGGATGTCGGCTGAGTGTATGGCACCGACCGCATCACGACGACCGTCTCGGTGCTCGCGATTGCAGGGTTGGTCCTGACCTCCATGGCTTCGAGGTCAACCGTGTAATCCTCAGCATCGAGAAGGATGATGTCATCATCCTCATCGAGCGTGCCGACAAGGACATGATCGGCACTCAAGACCGGGAACGGGATGGGGTAGCCCGTGCTCGTTGAGCCGTTGCCCTCGTAAGAGGCTTGAGAGATGTCGGTGTCGAGTGCCACGCACAAAGTCGGCGAACCAACCCGGCGAATGTCAAAGGGATTATTCGCTGATCCGATTCAGAATCTTCTCCGCATCTTTCAAGGGGTTGCCAAGAATCACATCGCCAGCCGTGAACGGGTTGCCAGGTCCGACCAATGCCGCAGCCTGTCCGACCGCTTCACCGAGTCGCAAGAACGCTTTGCGCTGTTCTTCAGGGTCTCCGTTCACCAGCTTGTCAACGTTCGATGGAGCGCCCGAAACCGTCTTGACCGCTTGCCCAATAGCGGTCGATGGCTCAAACGCATGAAGCCCGAACAACCGCCTCCCAACGTAGTTCACCGCGTCACCAAACAGGAACAGCCCATTGATTGGCCCCGACGCAATCGCCGCCGCCCATTGCTCAATGCTCCATTCACGCTCTCGGTCGTCTTCGTCGCCCATAAGTAGCGAGAGAATGCCAGACATGAGTTGAGTTGTCGTCGCCATCATCACATGGGCGACCACAGCCCTTTGAAGATCCATCGCCTTGTTTTTGCTCTTGCCCGTCGCCAGCCGTCGAAGCGCCATGATTTCAACCGCAAGCGTCTTGCGGGATTCGCTCGCAAACATCCACATGGATTTGAGCCAAGGGTTTTGAAGACCCTCGATAAGCGAGCGGTTCACCGCGTCGGCAGGTTGAGCTGATTCAGCGATCATCATTTCCAGTTGATCGAGTGCCGCGCTTTCCGCCTGCGTCGCACTCATGCCGCTTTTGATGTTGTTCCGACGGTAGAAGTCGAAAGCAATCGCCGCGCCTGCCGTTGTCCAACCGGCGTCAACCAATGCCATCGGCATCATTCCCTTGCCCATCGCTGCCAGCAACGTGGACCCCGTGTATCCGAGCTTGTCCATTGCGATTCTGGCCTCAGCCGAAAAGCCCATGATGATTCGCCGCTGAATCTCCGGACGCTGCCACATAGCCGACACATCGAGTTGACCAGACAAAAGCCGCGCCGTGCCGCGCATGTAGTCCCAGGCTGGAACATCGGCCAGCAGAGGATTGAAATATGCGCTTGTCTGCTTCATCACTGGACCAATCCTCCATGCCAGACCCTTGAAGGCGCGAGCCTGGAGAAGCCGCGATCCCCAGGAATCCAGCTCCGCAATACCGGCCGCGCCGACCTTGCCTTGATTTTCAAGCTGCATCACCCGCTTCTTGATGCCGTTCGCCGCCGCAGTTCTACCGCTGGAACGAATCGCGTTCTGCACTTCCTTGTCAGTGAGCACAGAGCGAAGATCGCGCACCAGCTCGACATGAGACACCCAATGCGAAGCGCTTTCCGCGTGCTGCATGAACGCCGAGATTGCCGAGGTGCGACGAAGCGCCGAGCGAGCATTTTTTTTCCGAGCGAGAACGAACCCACTCGATACGCCCGACCCCTGCCCCTGCTGGTCAATATCAATGATCGAATCCGCCCTGGAGATGTCGCGGAAGATTGGCGAGTAATTCCGCACTTGCGGGAATGGCGCGTTGAACATGCGCCTGTAAACAGGATCAATGAGTTGCCCAAGGGCTGCGTATTCAGCCGCGAAAAATCCCGCTAGAGCCTTAGCGTCATCAGTCAGGAAAGCATCCAGTTGCGCGAAGCTCTCTTCACTCCACCCGTCCCGCTCCATCTGCTCACGACTCGCCGCTTGATTGCTCCACAGTAGGTATTGAATCGCTTCGTCTTGCGACATGGTAAGCTCTACGTCCTGCCCCCCGCTACGCCGCTCGACTTGAAAGACTCGCTTCCGTCGTTTGGCGGGAAGGGCCGCGTTATCCGCCCAAGCATCCGCCAAAGTCGCCGCTTCCTCAGTCGTCAACCCGAGTGCTTTCAAGTCCGCCCGACCTTCGATGATCCTCTCCACCACCTCCGCCGGAACGTCAATCGTCGTTGTCTTGCCGCCCGTCGTGATTATCACACCAGAAGCCGATGGAACGGTCAACGCGCCCATGCGCCCCGCTTGCTGAATGCGTGAAGTGGTCCCGAAAAGACCCGCGATAAATTCAGCCCTTCGCGCTTCAATGCCGCGCTTGATGTCGATGGCTTCATTCGCCGCCCTCACGCCTCGCCTGTGAAACTCCGTCGTGATCTTGGAATCTTGTCCGAACACGATTTCAAGCTGTTGCCCCATCGTGAACAAGGCCGAGTTGAGGAACCCTTTCACATCGTTCACAAACCGCTTGAAGGTCGATGAACGAACATCGGCTTCCACGTTCTCCGCGTCTGGCAGACTGGAGAGCTTACCGTTTGCCGCGTCTTTTTTCGCAGCGTCCTTGGATTCCTTCACCCACTCAGCGCGAGCCGCGTCAATCACCTTCCGCGCTTCACGCGCCCCGGTGCCAATCTCGTTCAGCCATGCCGCAGCCGCTTCCAATTCTGCCGAGTCGCGAGACTCCAGTTTGTGAAACAGTTGAGCAATCGCCAACTTGCCAATAGCGTCTTGAAGCTCTGTCGAATCCTCGCTTTCTTCCAGCGTCTTTTCCAGAGCCGCAATTTCCTTGTCTTGATTCGCATCATCCATCTCAGCGAAATTGAGGGCAAACCCGATATCTTCCGCAGCCTCAGCCGTGACATTGCTGGTGATCCTGCCCTTGTCGTCTTTCTTGGGACCGAACCGCGTGAAGTCTTTCGTGATCCGTTGCAAGTAATGCTTCTTAGCTTCCTTCTCCACCACCTTATCCAACTTCTCCAACCGCTTCACGATCTCCGCTTCCCTCGCCTTGTCCGTGCCAAGGGAGGCCAGTTTAACGAACCCGCCCACTTGCCCGCGAATCTCGGCTGGAAATGCGGACAAGATTGCGTCAAGAGTCCGCAGGGCTGCGAGCTGCTTCTGCTTGGGCGTCGGAACCTTCGCCTTTTGATCCTTTGCCCACGCTTCGCTTTCTTCACGCGCCTGCTTCGCTGCCTTTTGTTCGACTTCGCGCACCGCCCGTTGAGCCGCACGCGCTTCCTCGTTGCCCTTCACCAGTGTATCCATTTCCGCTTTCACGACTTCCCACAAGGCATCCGGTGTCGGTTCAGGAATCAAGCCGTTGTCAAAGGCTCGTTGCGCCATCACGTCCGGCATCGTGCCGCTGTCGCCCTTGCCATACATCGCGGGCGGGAGCCAGCCGGGGGCGGCGTCATAATCACCGTGTTGTTTCGGGTCATACTTGCCGAGCTTGGTCGCCGTCGTTTTCGACATGAGCTTGCCATCGGCAAAGATGCCCGCCGAGCCGGGGGCGACTCCTCCCTACTTCTCCGTCACCGCGCTCTAGCGCCGATCATCTGATTCGGCGAAAGATCATTCATCCCTGCCTCCAAAAGCTCACGCTGCCGGGAGCGGAAGCGAAACTTGCGCTCGTTCTCGATGTTCTTTGTGGAACGGTCGCCCGCTGCCATCGTGTCCGTTCCCGTGCGCCGTGAAGCCACGCCGAACTTGCTCACCTTCCACTCGCCATCACTGCGAAGCCTGCCCATCTTCTCCCGCGCCAGAGCATAAAAGACCTCCCGAAACTCCGGCTTTTTCATCTTCGACGCCAGCACGGTATCGGCGACCGAGGCGAGAGAGCGGGGGGCGAGGGAGAAGGAGGTTTCCCGCCCTTGCCCTGTCATCTCGCGCACGTCCCGAAGATCGGCTTTTTCAGTTGGTTCAACGATCCAATCAATTGCCATCACTTCGCCCTCCGCCGTCGTGATAGCGTTGCCCGCTGTGAGTGTATCGCGAATTGTCACGCCAAGGATGGGATGCACCCAGTTCCCTTGAAACTCCGCGTAGCCTTTACCTTTCAGGTAATCAGCAACCTCTTCTCGTGTCGAGTCCCTACCTTGAACGAACGGTTGAGAAAAGACCGCCCTAAAATCATCCTCTCCCTCCAGTTTCGTGATGCCTTCAAAGGTAGCGGCGTCGTCAAAGAGTTGATTAGACAGCGCCCAGCGTTGCAGATACTCGCCTGCATCCTCAGCGTGATAGCCATAGAGCCCCGGCTTTGTCAGCTTCACTACTCGTCCGGTTTCCTTGTCCAGAAAAACCGAATGCTCCCCTCCCGCTTCCGCGTCGGCTACGTTTTGGAAACTGGCTGGGTCAATTTCCCGCCCATTCTCACGCGCCCACGCCACGAATCGGGAATGACTGACGATTGCTCGCCCAGACTTCCGGCGCTCGTTCGCATTTGTTCCAGTGCCCGCTCGTATTCCTCCTGCGTCATAGGACGCGAGATTCTGGAAGATCGTCGCTGGATTGTGCTGCTCATCTGTGCGGGAAGCTTCCACCGCCTTTCCGTCCTTGTCAAGAAAGCGAATAGGCGAGGGCAAGGGAGCCAGGCTAAACGGCGTATTGCCTTCAACCTCGCCCGCCACTATCGACCGCCTCCCGTGCCGATTCAGCTTCGTAAACCTGAGAAACGTCGGTTTCCATGAGCACATCAAGGAAGGCGTCGAAGTCCGCGCCGATTCGCCCGTCCTTTGCGTGCCTTGACCAGTTGACGCGCCCGCTTGAACACCTGCCCGAAGAAGTGACGGAAGGAGGCGAGGATTTGCCCGAATTGAGTCTCAGCCTTACCGGCCTCACCGCGACGGATCTTCGCCCGAATTCCCGCCGACACCGCTCCCTGTGCCGCCTTGCTGCCGTCTTTCCGCTTCCCGAAGACATCGACCAGTACCACATCTGAAACCGCCTCAATCAGCCCTCGCTCACCAGACTCTGCCGCCGTCACCAGTTCAGGCGCATTCATCACGCCTGCCGCCATCTTCACCCAAGCGATAGCCTGATCTCGTTTCAGTCGCCCACTTTTAAGTGCAGCCATAAACTTCCCCTCAATCGGCTCCTCGACCGCATCCAAGACGTTGGCGCCACGGGCCAGACTCGACACCACACGCCGGACACCTTCAACGCGCTCCAATCGGTTTTGGCCATGGACCACCCACGTCGTCGCCTCTGCCTCTTCGCGAGTCATGCCGTTGATGATGCCTTCGGCAATCGCCGCCTTCGTCATCTCCTCTTCTGAAATGCCCGTGTCCTTGAGTAGCAGTTCGTTCGCAAGATCGACTTCAAAGATGTCTTTCGCGCCAGAGAAGGCCTCCAAGGTGTCCACCATCGCCCGCCCCTCGGCTCTGACGTTCTCCTCGTAGCCGTCGTAAGCGAGACTCACAGCCGCCTCTTTGCTGGCGACTCTGACCACTGATTCAGATTCAGCGCCCTTGAATTGCACCATCCATCCGTTCTCATCCCGCTTCACTTTCGGAATCAGGAAATAGGGAGACTCAGCCAAACGCTCGAGTTCTTGACGGGCATCTGTTACCATCGCCAACTGCTCCTTCATCACCACTTGCGCTCGCTCCACAATCTCAGGGATGGGAGTCGCTACCCACTTCTCTTGAATCATCGCCTGCCGCTTTGCCGGGTCAGCCTCCGCGCTGATCGCTGCCGCATCCTCTTCTGAGAACACCGCCCGCAGGAGCCGATTGTCACGGGTCACGGCATCGATCACCGCCATANCTTGAGTGGTGGAAACGCCNNCGCCGAGCATCCCGTAGACGGGAGGATGGAAAGCGCCAAAGGAACGAGGTTGTCCGTTTCCATGAATTGCGCCATCACGTCTTTCAGCTTTTGGCCCTCCGGCCTGTCTGGAATCGCGTCAGTGATCGCCGCGCCAAGCTCTTGAATGAAAGGGTTCGTCGCCTGCTGAACTGCTTCCTCGCCCAACTCAGTCACACCGACGCCCCAAGGATCTCAGCATGAATTGAGCCGCCCAAGATGAACCAGGTTTCGCGCCTACCTTTGCCATCACGCCCGCCACACCGGGGATCTTGATTGCCAATTCAGAGACGTATTCCACGCCCGCCTGAAACAGACCCGAGACAACCGCCGCGCCCGCCGCCGCTGGACCTGTCCACCCAGCTTTGCGGAAGTCGTTGTAACTCTCATCAGCAAACATGCCGACAAGCGCCGTTTGCCCCAGCGGGTTTCGGGCCGCCAGCATGATGGGAGCCGAAGATGAAAGGTTGTAGGCAGCCTGTTCAATCCAACCGGCCCGCCCCTCTTTCTCTGTCCGAATCGGGTCAATCACCCCTTTCATCAAGTCATCAAGGTCCATGTCCACATTACGCCCTGCCCTGATTTGTGCCGCCAACGCAGCCGGATCTTCTGCATTCGTGATACCCGCATCAGCCAGCGTTGCTGAAGCGTCACGCATCACGTTGGTCCCAAAGTCTGCCGCGCCTGTCGCCATGTCCCCAAGCACGCGACCTGCTTGTTCCACCATCCCTTCGACTGCACCCTTCTTGTCCCGTGGCGCATTCTCGCCCATCACCTTCATTGCAGCGAGAATGAGGTTGTATTTTGCCGGGTCTGTGGCCTTGACACGAATCAAGTCCCGCCGCGCCTCGTTCCACCATGCGTCCTTCTCATTAGCGACTCCGGTTTCTTTCCGCATCGCCCGCACGCCGCGCTTTGCAATAGCGAGCCCGTCAGCGCCGAGTTTGGCTTGAGCCTCTTCCCGCGCCTTCTTCCAAGTTTCAATAGCCCCATCTCCATAGGCGTCTTCGTGGTCCTGCCCCGCCTGCCACGCTGCAAAGTCGGCCATGCTGTCACCGTCTTTGAGGACTGATTGCAGGGCGGCATCCGCCGCGCCGTCAAACAACTCAAGACGCGCCCTGTTGTTCTGCGCCCGCCCCTGGAGCAGTCCATAAAACTCACCCGCATCTTTGACGCCTTCCACTTTGCCAAGTCCGACCTTTTCGTCTAGCCGCGAACGCAGGCATATACCACGTCTCGAACCGGCGCGACACGTCCTCAATATCCGCACCCGTTGCCGCGCTCACATGCGCCACCGCCGCAAAGCGTTTGCGGGCCGCTTCCCGATCCGTCTCGAAACGAAACACCGTTTCAAGTTGCGCCCGCCTAGGCTCATCCAGCGTCTTTTCCCAGGCGTCCCAATCGGACACCATCATATCGGTTTCTTGGAGTGTGGGCATGATTATTGAATGAGCTTGGCGTAGTGCGATGCCACACCACCCGGCCAGTAAGAGTTGAGTTTCTTCGGATCGTTGCCAGCGCCAACAGGAGCGTAAATCTTGCCAATCTCTTCAAGGGTGCTGGCCTTCGCGTAAGTCTTCCCGGCGAGGTATCGCGCCATGCGTTTGATGCTGGCCTCGACGCTCTCTTGAGTGGTCGGGCCACTGGAATCGCTGATACCCATCGCATTGTTCTTTTCCTTGAAAGCCTTGCTCGTTCCGTTCGCTGTTTCGTGCATGGAAATAGCGGCGAGCACGGCGGGATTGAGCCCATTCTCTCGGGCCGCTTCGATGAACGTGTCAGCATACGGAGCCAAACCCTCCGGTAACTTTTCAGCCAGTGTCGGCACCTCTTGAAAGCCGCGAATTGAAAGCGTTCCAGCCGGTACCGATGACGCGGGAGGAACCAGTCCGCTCGTCTTAAACAGATTCGCCGCGCCAGCTCCTTGAATCACCGCCCGCGTCTTGTCGCCCACCCATTGCCGAGCCTCCACGTCAGACGGAGGAGCGCCACGTTTCGCCGTTTCGGAGTCATACCAGTTATCGAAACCTTCTTCAAGAATAGCGCGGTTGAACTCTGCCTCAAACTTGTCGTCGAACTGCGTAGTTTCATCGTCTTTTTCCGCCCGATTGAACAGGTTGAATTCCCACTCGGTTAAACCCTTGGCGGATTTATCTTCTCGGGCCTTGGACGCTTCCTTGAAGATCCGTAGCGCCGCTTGATTCCGATCTTCCGGCTTTCGGTTTTGATCTTGCAAGGTTTCAATGATGGACTTTTGAGCATCTGAATCCAGCCCCCACGCTTCCAGTTTAGCCTTGTCCTGGAGAGCGCCAGAGAGGTTGTCAGCCCAAACATTCGTTTTGCCAACATCCTTGAACATCTCGCCAATCTGACTCTTTGCCGCCCGCCTCACTGCCTCCAAAGGCTTGAGTTTCGGGTCTGCGTTGACTTTTGTCGCCCTTTCAAAACGCGCCGCGTAAAGCTCCCGCTGCCGTTGATTGAGGCCGAGTAGATCCGACTTCTTCGATAACTCAAAAGCCTTCAGTCCATCGGGATCTTCTTCAGGATCATAGGCGTCCACCTCCTGGTTTAAGAAATCCATGAACTCGCCCGTCATCGCACCAACCTCACTCTTCAGCGCCACCCGCAGCCGCGCCCCGGTTTGCTTATCGATCTTCTTTTCAGCGACCCACGAATCAACCTGCTCAGGTGTGAATACCTCGCCTTGAGCCTTACGCATCATCACTTCTCCTAGGAACTCAGACTCGCCCTTTGCGGCGTTCACAGTCTTCGTCCTTTCAATCGCCTCAACGCCCGCGATCCTCCGCGCTTTCGCGTAATTGTCCGACCANCCNAGNAGGCTCTTCCCGTCTTGAATCGCGCCATCNAAAAGAGCCTCGTCAGCTTGTGANGCTGCGATGTCAAAGCGACTATTGATGTCTGTTTCCAGGTCTTTCTTTTGCGCCTCACGACTCTTCAAAAGCAGATTTTCCAGGCCAACGTNATCAATCAAGTTCGCGCTGCGCATGTCGCGGGCGACTTGACTCAAACTTAGCATAATCCTTCACTTCNAAAGACCCGGCTCAAAAGTAACGTTATTGTTTACCTTCAANCTTTTGCCGACTCCNTTGAAACGATGTGATTGCAACCTCACCCTCGACCGACCAATGCGCCACCGCTCCAGCCTACCCTTCAATCTCAGCCCGCGCCCCGTGGCGATAGCTTCCGATCATCGAGCAGTGACGCTCTCAGTGTCCGCGCCCGCTCCTCCAGNATGCTACCCCACTTGGTTTCATCGTCCTCTTTAGCAAAGTCCAGCGCCAGCTTATTGCCTTCTTCGAGCATGACCAATTCCGCCCCGCTCACCGCCTCTTGATTCTTTAACTCCATCTGCTCAGCCGCCAGCCGGGTCACCATCCCACCGACCTGCGCCACAGCCTCGCCAAGCGCCCCTTTGGAAGCTTCAGCGGCCACGGCAGAGCGGACATCAATCTGAGGTGCTGATCCTGCCGCGGCCATGCCTGCCGATGGCATATCGACTCGGAAGCCACGGAAGCCCGATTGTTGAGCTCCTTGGGGTGTGTAGCGAATGCCGCGCGGGGTGGGTGCTAGGGGGATTTGTGCCATATCAATAGAAGTAGTCAGAAGGGACCGCTGGATTACGCTGCGCCCCTGAGTTGCGAGGGGTGCGTGTCCAATCGATTCGAGAGGCGTCAGCGAGCAACGATCCGCCCTGTGAGATAGCCATTCCGGTCGCGTTGTTTCTCATCGCTGTCGCTCCTGCCCTGGCCCCCAGGTAATCAAGACGGGCTTGCGCTGAAGCCATGCCGATGCCGCCAAGAGCGCCCGCAGACTGAGCACGGAAGCCGAGGGCTTCGATGCCTGAAACGGTGCCAGCGTTGCGCTGCATGGTGGCTTGATCGAAGATGCTTCGGCGCTCGTTCTCGACCTCGAAAAGAGTGTCTTCCGCAGCCCGTTGCGACTCCTTGGCGGTATCTTCCAAGAGCGAGAGCGGGGAGCCTGTCGTGTCCACCACGCCACTCCCAGCGATGGTTGCCCGTTGGCGTGCCAAGAATTGCGCGAACTCCGACCTCTGTCGGCGAGTGTTCTCCCGGCCCGTAGCCGCCACGACTCCCGCTTGCTGCTCAAGAGTAGCAGCCGCCGCATTCGCGAGGTTCTTGTCTTTCTGCGCAAGCGCGGCATTCACCTGAGCCTGCATCGACTGAAGCTTCCCAGCTTGTCGGGCGGCCTGAGTCGTCGCCTGAGCATTGAGAAGTGCGAGCTGCTCCTGAGACTTCGCGGCGTTGTTGGACGAATAAACGGACAGCCCCGTTCCGATAGCCCCAATGATGAGCGAGGCAGCAGCGATGTAGGATGTGACAGCAGCCATAGAATTTATTGATTGATGAGAAGCATGTGAGTGACGCCCTCATCGGTTTTCATGAAGCCTCTTTTTTGCAGCCACTTCACCAGTCCGGCCTGCCTGCATGAAGTGAGGATGACACCGTAATCCAAGCGCTTCGCCTCAGCTTTCAAGAACTCGACGACAGACCTCAGAGCGCGAAGAACTTGCCTCGCTTCACCCTTGGGATTGCCAACCATCCATTCAAGCATGGCGACGCCGATACTGTTATCCATGTAGAGCCACGCAGCCGCGATCCCCTGGCCGTCTATGGAACCGATGACGCCAAGCCTCGGAAGAACTAGCCTGCGGCACTGGCTCCCAACCGTGGCCCGCCCACCATGTCGCGACCTCGGCATAATGCCGTTCGGCTTCAAACATTTCCAGGATGATTGGTTCACTCTCCATAAATGCCGACTTGGGGAATCAAACTCAGGACATTCAAGGGCAAAGGCGAGTCTGTTTCGACAAGATAACTCGTCTCCTCAGTGTGACTCCCGACGATGTTCAGTTCCTTGTAACCACTGAAAAGCGGCGAGGGCGCATCCTGCGCTTCCGGTGGCCGGCGAAACCCGACATCGTAGAGCTTGCCACCGGTAACACTCCGCCAGCTCGCCGCCCCTGTCCGGTGGAATCGCACGCTCACTTTCTTGACGCACTTCTTCCGCCCCTGAGAAGTTCCATCGTCCAGCATGAGGAAGATCGGCCAGGGTTGCAGGACGGAAACCATCGGCAGCCCCAGGATCACCTCGTCAGCCGCCCGTGGAATTGTCACCGTCCCGTCCACAACCAGCATGGGAGGGATCACCGCGCCATCTGCCAGAGCCGAAACAACACGCCCCTCCAAATGCTCGAGTCCTGTCACCGCCTCCATCGCCTCTCCCGTCACCCTCACCGCCGCGTCGAGGTGCCATGAATAGCTCTCCTCGACCCTGCTCCAGTGAGCGACATCGAACCGCTCGACGCGACGAACGCCGTCACGATTCACGATGGCCCAGACTTCATCGGCCCGCCCGCCGTAGCTCGACGATGCCCATTCGATCTCGCCATCGGTTTCGAGAACCGACCACGCGACGACCTCTTCTTCGCGGCGATACGCGCATGACAAAAGCAGCCCGTCATTCGTCACGACCCAGATCATTTGCTCGGGGTTAGTTGTCCGACAGATCGAGCGAATGCCTTTCCTTGTTAGGTGCTCGACGAGTTGAGTTAGGATCGGCGAGACATAGGCTTGCTGCTCGAAGGCGAAGAGATACTCTCTCACATTGATGCCGCCTCGCTGGACGTAGAGGATGGCGCTCTCAGCGAGAACCGGCTGGATCGGTTCGGAGCCGTTTGGCGATTGCCGGTCGATCTGAATGTTCGACGGCGTAATGACTCCATTCTCTGCCGACGCGACCCACTCCTCGCCTTGCGTCCCGATGACTAGCCCTTTCTGACTCACGATCCAAAGGATCTGGTTAGCCTCATGCGCGGCGATCTGATAGGTGAAGCCCATGTCGTCGAGAACGCCATTCTCGAAGTTCCTCAAGTCGCCAATGACTGAGCCCCAGAGCACTTGCGGCTGTGATGCTGTCCCAGCGAACAGGAGCCTCTGTTGATGGATGGCTACGGTGCGAGGGTAGCCGCGATAGGCCGACCACGCGCCCTCGTTCCAATACCTCGTTGGATCTGTCGAGAAGGCCTCCCTCTTGATGTCAACGGTGACGACTGTCGGCGACGTGTAGGCGGTGACGAGGACGATGGCGCTATGACTCGCGTCGGCAGACTCAAGAACAAAGCGAGGAACCGCAGCGTCATTAGCTTCTTCGCCGTTGCCGGATTCGATCAAGACCCTCATCAACGTCCCGCTCTCGACGTTGCCGGTCGTGGTGATCGTTCCTGTTCCTTGTTCGTCCCTTCCAACGTCCGTAACGGGTTTCCCATGAGCTAGTCGAGGGACGGTCGTTGCTGGACTGAGACGGTGCCGCTCCATCGACCATAAGTGAAGAAGTCCCATTGACCGCTGACGAGCAGTTCGCCGGAAGCGCCAGAGAATGCGCCGACAGCGCCGACCTTCTCGACGGTGGCGAGGGTTCGACGGTGGCGAATCCTCCACCAGCTGCCAACGTGAAGAGGATCAAACAAGGCGCTGCTAGCCGTCATCGTCCGATTATCGCCAGAGGTGCCGTTGAGCGCGAGAGTGATGTCTGGAAGCGTTGGGTATGCGACCGACTGGATCGCCATCGTGCCGGGAGGAGCAGAGAGCCCCGACCAATTCAGGCGATACTCGCGAGAAGCTGTCGCCGCCTTGCCCTTGTAAAAGCGAACTTCGCCAGCGACCATCTTGACCGTCGCCACGTTGACCCATGAGCCACTAACCTTCCTCTGAGCGGTGCATTTTGCGCCTGTCGGAATTGTAGCGACGCCGGTCAGATCGACCTCGGCCCTCCATTCGGTGTTTGCTGGCACCGTGACAGGCTGACGAGAGCGAGGCTGAGATAGCGAGAGATCGAGGTCGATCTCGGCGTTTGCGAGCGTTGTAGGGTAGAAGGCAGCCCTTCCGGCGACAGATGCCAAGCCGCCCGAATAGGTGATCCTGAATCGCTTACCGTTGGCGCTCACAATCAAGGCGTTATTCGTGTAGGTTGTCGCCGTCCATGTGAATGTCTTCACCGTCACCCATGACGATCCCGAGAGGCGCTGAAGCGTCGCTGTCTTCGTCCCGCCTCCACCGTTCCACCCAACGTAAAAGAACCATGACCGAACATCGCTCGCAGGGACATCGAACTCATCCCAAAGGCCAGCCGGGTTTCTGATGAAGTCGCTGAACGTAGCCTCGCCCTCGTCCTCTCGAAGGAACTCATCTCTGAGCGCCGGGAACTTCTGAGTGAGCGCCCTGAACTCCCAGCCGGTCGCCTTCCTGAGAAGCTCTTGAGGCGGGTGATTCGGGTGAGTGAAGACCATCAAGTCATTGACTCCCACATAATGAACTTCGTCGATCTCCGAAGACGACCATGGCGTCTCTACTTCACCGCCGTCAAGCTCGCCGGTTTGGATATTCCAAAAGCGCATCGTGAAGTTTCCAAGCTCAAGCTGGAAACCAGTCGTCACACTGAAGTTGAACGGTATCAGTCGAGTGTGATGGTCAGGAGTCGCGCACAAGTCCTTGTGCATGAGCGAAGGTCGCCGAAATGCGCCACCGAAAACGCGAGGAATGAAGTTTCGCATCTTCACGCACGCACGGCGCAGGCTTTCTAGATCGGGCCGCCCAAGAAGGAGCGGTGTCACCTCACCACCGTTGAATGAACCAACAGATATCTTCATGTTACCAGTTGCCCTTTCCAAGTCTCGCCTTCATCCACTCCGAGTCCTGATGCGCCAGGATGCACCGGGGCCGGTCCTCTGCCATGTTTGCGCCCCCCGCTTTGACGATGGCTTGTTCAGCCTTGCTTTCCAGCCTGTCAGCCATACCCATCGACGACGTGATGACCGGGGTAACTGCAGCTGCTAGAGCAGTGGCAAAAGCCTTGTTGAATCCGTCATCCCAAAGACTCACCTGATCCACGCGCCGGATGTAAACAATCTCGGCTTTCTCGCAGTTTGAGAGCAACAAATCACCCTCAATCTCCCAGCTGGCTTGACTCGTTCCAGCGGCCTCACCGTTCACTGTGATGCTGCGGATGTAGTCGGTGGGCAGTTGATAGGCGAACTGCCAATCAAACAACGGCGCATCACTCAGCCTCACCAGAGTCCTTACGTGTCGCGGCAAAGTTCCACTCCCGCCGCCTGAGCGTCGCGTCACGGGTGAGATTCCACACCGAACGCACCGCCTCAGCAATGGGCGATTGCTCGTCAATGTCCATGATGCGCCCCTCTCCGATCTGGGAGAGCGCGAAGTTAGCCAGTTCAGTTTTCGTCATGATTCAAAAAGAAAAACGGCGGGCCAAGCCTTTCGACTTTGACCCGCCGCACCCACAAGCAACGACAAATGCAGAGGGAAGGGTTTCTTACACGGGATCAGCGAGGCGATAACGAACCACCACTTCGAAGGTGTTGGTCGCCGCCAGAGTCAGCGTGGTGCTCACACCGTAGTTCAGGACGATCTTGAGCAGGTCGTCATGATTCAGAGTGATGAGATCGTCGCCAGCCGTCGGAATGGCGAAGCTCGTCTTGGCCGTGGCAGAGGTGACTTGAGCCGTCTGAGCAGACAGAGCAACGGCATTGTCACCGTCAGCGTCCGTCTTCTGAAGCGTGAACTTCACAGCCGGAGTGCCGGACCCGGTCCCACGAATGGAGCACTCGTCAATGATGACGGTTGCGCCAGGGATGCCGAGAGAGCCGAGCGTCACCTTGTCGCCGTCTGCAAAGGATGCGGTGGCAGTCCAATTGAACACAGCGTCTTTAACCTGCTGATGCAGAGGAGCGCGGGAGGGAGAGTAATTCCGACTGGAGCCAGCGAGCACGACGCCCGCTTGATAGTCAGAATCAATGGAAGCCAACAGAGGAGTTTGAAGAGAGAATTTCATAATGAGAAGAACTGAAGAGTTGAGTTGAAGGGTTGAAGCCCGCCCCAGTTAAGAGGCGGGCCGGGTTCAGGTTATGGCGAAGGGTCGCAAGGCATTTCGAGAACCATCTCGTCGAAGAGACGGAAGCAGCCCCACTTGGCGTATCCCGTCACCTGGACCGCGTGGCGATCCTTGGGCAGGATGTCAATGTGAGTCTCCATCCCTGCCATCGGCGAGGAGAGGAACGCCCGCTTAGCGAATGCCACGGCGGTTTCAATCCCGGTCGAGGCATCCTCTTGAAGGCGGTTGGAGGTCACGACCTTGAACACACCGAGAAGCTTTGCCTCTTGGTCGCCCGTGAGGCGCTTCTCGAACCACTTCA